ATGTCCTGATAGCTCATGTCGCTTTGCATCAGCCCACGCAAGCGAGCAGCCTCAGTAGCGGCGTTTTGTCGGCCTAGCAGTTCCTGCCGAAGCGCATCAGCTTGGAGCTTCTTAAAGGATGCCGCATCCTGCCCTGACTTGTATTGGTCAAACGACCCCACAGCCTCATTTAACCGCTGCCCAAACCCTGCCCCGTCAAGCCGAGGTGCGCCCGCAGCAAGCAAGGCCAAACCCATCCGGCCTTCGTCGGAGTTTAGAACGTCAAGTAAGCCCATTAGTAAGACTCCCCGCTGTTTTCGTAGTAAGTCGGCTGAAAGGATTTATCCTCGACTGGAGCCGGTGGCTGGGTCATGTTTCCAAGCAGACCGATACGCGACGCAAGGTAAGCCAGGTAAGCGCCCTGGGGGGTGTTTAGGGACTTTTGGAGCGTGCCCATAATGTCACCACCTTGACCGGATGAAGCATTGACCCATGACCCAGGCCGCGCACCATCTTCATTGAATTGAGTGGATTGAGCCGCCGGAGCCGTTTGAGACTGAGTGAACGGGTTGATTTTTGCCCAATCAATCTGACCAAAGGCTTGACCAGGAGCGACGCCGAACGGGCCACCTGTGGGGGTTGATCGCGTGATGTTTGAGCTGACATTGCCCATGCCCACGCCTACGGGGTTTCGGGAGTAGCTGCCACCCATCGCGTTGTTGGCAAACTGCATCACACCCGGCATGATGTTTTGACGGAGGTAATCAGCGTCAGACATGACATTCTGATAACCCGCCTTTTGCTGGGCGTTGAAGGGGTTTTGCTGGTAATACTGATTGAGGGCTTGCCCCTGTTTCAAAGCATCCAGCAAATAGGGTTGTGCTGGCCCCCATGGGTCGCGGTTAGCGGTCTGGGTTGTTTTACCGGAGCCGCCTACAAACCCCAACAAGCCACCGAGTGCAGTTCCTAAGTCCATAATCGCCCCTTAAAACCCGAGATTAAATTTGCTGCCCATCTGAGCGCCACCTATGGCACTGAGCCATGGATTGCCCTGACCAGACATACTATTAGACCCACCTTGCCCCGAGATAGCCCCGAGGTTGTTTAGGTTGGTGTTGTAGTATTGTTGCGGCGTATTTTGAATCGCACCACCTGCCTGAGTAGCCCCGGCGTTGCTTTGGTTCAGCAGGCCGTAAGCGTTCAGACCGAAGTTTGCGCCAGCCAATTGATTATTAAAATTGTTTTGCGCGATCTGAGAATCAAGCCCGGCAAAACCTAGATCATTAGCCCGTAGGCCAAGGTTGTAGGACTGATCCATCCCGTACTTTTGCAGGTTACGGTTCATCGAATTTGTGTAGTCCTGCCCGTAAAGGTTCGTCAGGTTTTGCCCGAGCGAGCGATTGAGATCGTTTAGCCCGTTGGCCTCAACAACCCCTTGCCGAGACCCACCGAACCCACCCGCAGCCATTGCACCTGAACGAATGGACGGTTCCAGGTTGTTCGTCCAGTTTTGCGTCATCTGGCTTGTAATCCCCTTCGCCATTTCGTCCAGGTAGGGGTTTTTTTGGTAGCCGCCTAGAGAGGCTTGCATTTGTGGCTGCATTTGTTGCTTTGCTTGCCCCGTGTAGCCCAAATTCGCCGCGAACGGGTTTTGATTTAGCCTGTCGCCAATATCGGGGGAGTTGCCTAGTCGCTGCGCGGCAGAAGTTGAAGCCGTGTCGCCAGCGTGAGAGAAATAATTGCCCATTGAGGATAGCTTTGGATCGCTACCCCATCGAGCCATTCCGCCGGCAATTCGGTTTTCGTCCCATGCGTCAGTGGCGGGGGGGAGGCCTGTGTCGTTCTTTTGCATTTCTTTTGCGGCCGACGCATAGAACGCATTTTTCAGGTCTTGCTCGGACATATTATTCGACAGCCCTTGCCAATATGCCAAGCCACCAGCGTCAGGCGCTCGGCCTAGATTGTTTTGATAAAGAGCGTTGAAATCGATAGCCATGATTTACCCCAAAAAGCGCCATATGCCAGCGCGATATCCATAAAAGCCACCACCGCTGCCCGGATTCCACGTAGTACCGTCGGCGAGAACTATGGTGCCTTCACGGTATTTTTTGGGTGGCGCGTACAGCATATCTAAATTCAGCTGCGCGTCTGCCGTGTCCAAGGCTTGCGCGATTTTACCCAATTCGTTATCAACCGGGGGATTATTTACGATTGCAGGTGTATATCGCGCCATTAGTATGCCCCGTTGACAACATAATCAATGTCAAAAGATCGAATTCGCCAGGGTGAATAATCGGCGTTGGAGAATCTCACGGAGAGATACCTACCCGATGCAAAGCTATCTATTTTCTGATCGACCCCAATCCGAAAGGTAACTGGAGCCGACCAGACAGGAGGCGCATCAGCCACCATCGAGCCGCCGATCTCTACAGTGATAGTGCCGCCAGTTTGTCCGTCGATTCGCGGGAATATCCCCCGGCAAACCTTCATTGAATACGGGTCGTCCATGTGCATCCCTGACCGTTCCAGGGTGGCGTTTATCAGTGAGCCAAAATCGGTTGTGCCAGTGTCAGCCAAGCTAATCAATGGGGTGGAATGAGACATAAGCAATCGAGCTTCTGCCGGGGAATACTCATTTTCGTTCCAGGAGGTCGCGTCAGACTCCCATGATTGAGCGTCGCTTGCCCACGAGTTTGAAGTTGATATATTTATTTGCCCGAACGCCCCATAGGTCACGTTTGACAGCGTACGAATTGACCAGGTTTTGCTGACCCAATTCCAGACACAAGCGGTATTACAAGTGGAGGATACGCCATAGGGGAAACACACCCAAACTTCGTTCCTTTGGGGGTTGGCGGTAACGAACGAGCGTTTGTAATTGGTCGAATCAATGTTTTTGAATATGTAATCCCGAATCACTGCATTGGCGATTGATTGAGCGCCTTGACCGTTATGCACGATCACATCACCCGCCGACAACACAACATGACCCGCTGGAGTGTTGACGCCACAACCAGGCGCCAGCATCCCTACGTCACCAGGGAGCCTCTGAAACCTAAAGATATAAGGCGCACCGACATAGCTCATGGCGTACATCGATCGCTCTTTGTAGACGATGTTCAGGTCACCCATTGGCAGACAGTCCACCAGCAAATCAGGGGTTTCCGCGAGGTCTTGTTCACCCGCGTCTTTAGCCGGGTTGGTTTCGTCCCAATCTCCAGCGGCAGTAATCGAGCCAGGGTTAAGCGTGGTTGACCATTTAACCATGTGGGGGTAATTGGTCGTGCTTTTGGTTATGTTTAACGCGATGATGTAATTTTTGAACGGGCGAAGAACAGCCGCTTTCCAAGTTGCAGTCCAGCCTGGGATAGCTGCCAGAGTACCCGTCCCCGCCCAATACGTCGGGTTGTCCACACCATTGTTGAGAATCAAAACCCCGTTAATCGACCCGCCTGACCAACGGTTATCAATACCCCCTGTGGGCGCTGTGCCTGTGATATTTGTACGGGTTGTGCCGTCATCAGCGTAAACCGCATTAGTGCCGGCGTGTATCCAGTATCTGGCTGTGGTTGTGGCGTATGGGGTTAAAAAATAAGGCGTAACCGAGGGCGTGTTGAAAACCTGCGTCATCCCCCTGAATCGGGTTGCGTACCCGTCAGCGAAGCGCATATTCTGCGAGATATTCCAAAACCCCGGCCCAATTTCCTCAGGCGTGAGGTCGCTATTTATCCCGCTGCCGCAGTTTTCAATTTTTGCGCGCATTAAATCACCCAAGTAATCATATTTGTGCAGCCTGAATAAAGAGAGAATCTAGCTGCGCCTCAGTTAATCCAAGGGCTGCGCCCATGCTTGCAACTAGCCCGGTTGTGCGTTGCACTTCGCTTGCATATTCCCATTCAATCATTGCCGCGCTTTTTGTCGGCTCGGGGAGCGAATTGATAACCGCGCTTACATTGTCCAACAAACCCGCGCCCAATAAAGCCAAACGGGCTTGGCGCATAGTGATTGACTGGGGCACGGGGATAACCGTTAATACGTGGAAGTCACCGGCCTGCGCGTCTGCAATAACCCCACTGCCAACCACCGTAAAAGGCAAGTCGATGCTGTCGCATCTATACCTGTCAGGCAATTCGTCGATTGAGTGGAAAGGCCCAAAAACACCAGATTGAGTCGTGATTTTTTTCATGCCATGCGAATCCGTTTAATCATTGAGCGCTGCCCGTTGTTAAATACCGACCCCATTGACCATATCGTTGAATCAGATTGTCGAGCCGTGCCACTCTTTGCCGACGAAATGCCGTTACTCGTTAATGCGCCAGATATGCCCATCATTGGAATGACGGAGCGACCATTGAATACAGCAACTGCGCCAGATTCAAAAGAATTTCCACCCCTGCCAAAAACAGCACACGCCGAAGCACCCTTAAGAACACCGCCAGGCAGGGTGTCTTTGAATGTTGGGTTTGCGCCGGGCATCAACATATCAGTGGCAGAAGACCTGTAAAACCCATCACCACCACTGAGAATAGGATTATTGCCACTTATTCCGAAGGCATAGAAGGCTGCAATTCCGGCTGTAGGTATGGTACCCATCCACAATTCGCTGGATGAATAACCCATCGAGATCGCCGCAGTCGTGAATGAATAGTTTATTTCAGTGCCTGCAACGGCGGTGCCAGCGCTGTCTGTCAGCACATTGACATATAAATCGGTCGCTGTTGATGCACAGGCAATACATTGATTGCCAATCTGCACCAAAGCATTAAGGTTAGTTCCGGCAGCTGCCGCTAATTGCACAGCCGATGAGGTCGCCGTTGTGCCACTCAGCGAGACAACTGCTCCGAAATTGTTGGTGTTCAGATACAGCAATGCAATGCGACCGCTTGGCAATGACCGGCAAAGAAAACCGGCGGCAGTAGCTGTAATTGTGGCGGCTGTGCCAGGTGTTAGCGTTGTGCCTGATACAGTGTAGGGCGCCGCAGTGATGTTAGTCGTCTGACTCAACACCATCGCAACCGACGAACCCATGTCATAAATAACCGGTGCGATTGATGTTCCTGTGGTGGCAGCCTCTGCGCCTATGGTTACGGTCGTTCCGCTGATCGTCAAAGCGCGGATGCCTGCAACGGTCGTCGCTCGCGTGTAACCCAAAATCCAAGCCGACCCGACCGGCACAAGGTCACGCGTAAACGTCGCTGCATTGCCTGCAAGTGTTGCGGTTGCCGCCGTGTTGACCGTGATCGTTGTGCCAGAAAATGACAGCGCAACGGCTTGCAGACCTGTCGTTTGATCGCAAGTAACCACCAGAGCCTGATCTGTTGCCGACTTTATGGCGGCGCAAAGATCAGCCACGTTTGCCGTGCGAACTAGCGCAGGGCTTCCAAAAGACTTAGCGGAGTTGTCATAAACAACCGCATAAACGGCTGTGCTACCCGAGAGAATTAACAAATCCCGAGCAGAATCAAGGTTTACGTGAGTGAGGTATAACGCCGTGCCCACCGCACCAGCAAACGAGACAATGCCCTGTGCATCTGTGCCAGCCATGTCAGCGCCGTATAAATTCCAAACCCCCTCAGACGTTGCATTGCCTGCCAGGGCAATCACACAGCTTTTCAAAGGAGCGACAAAACCAAGCAGCACGCCGCCTGCTGTCTGTATGCTGACCGGATAAGAGCCTGAGTTATAGATGCCAAAAAGGGGCACACCCTTGGCGCAGGTTGTTGCGTCAGGCAACGTGACAGTCTGCCCATAACTTGTAGGTGCAACCGATTGAGCGGCTGGGCTTGATGCCGTAAGTGTTACGCTGCCCGTAGATGTTGCGCCGCCAATGCCGACCACAGACCCCCAACTTGCCGCTGTGCCGTTGGTTGTCAGCACCTTTCCCGCGTTGCCAGTTTGAGCAGGGAGCGATGCCGAGATGCCGCTGGATGCGAGAATTGCTGACTGTACCATCGCGGTCGATGCCGCTTTTGTGGTGTTGTCTGAGGCTGTTTGCGTGGCAACATTCAGCCCAGATACCGAACCCGTTGCAGCGCCAGCTATGATATTCAGGTCTGAATGTGTCGGTGTCACCGCGCCCGTCACGTTGGGAAATGTCGCCTTGACAGCGGATTTAATCAGCCGAAGATGATCATCGCCCTCGCTCTTTGCGTCACCAGAGGCAGGGAGGGCTGTATTGAGGGTGTTGATATAGGTGGCGGTTTCTACGGACATGGGTTTACCTTAAACAGCGACGCGCACACGCAGTGCAGAGCCTGACCAGTTTGAACGCTCGTCAGCGACTTTGAGGGATTCGAGTTCAGAATTAAACCGTTGCACCCAGAGGGGCAGACGTTCATCAGCGTACCCGAACGCGCTTGCCTCGATGAGCGCCCCAAACAGATACAAGCTAGGGTGGTTGGTCAATAGCCAATTTGTCCCGGCGGTCTGAATCGAGTCGAACTTCTTGTAATACGTGACCGCGAGTTGATAGGCAGCATCAGGAACGGGGCCTAGTTCCATATTCGAGCCGACGATTGTGTAAACCTCGGGTTTTGAATACGTGGCGTTTTCGGGGAAATTGTTGTCCAGGGTCTCGTTCGTGACGTAGGTCAAAACCCTGTTTGGCTGACCGACCAGGACAACCGAATCAAATTCCAACCAATCCGCAGGAAGGGCAATTGTCCGTGAACTTGCCGTTGATGTAAGGGTCGCCGTTATCAGCATCGCACGGATGCGCAGGTCTCGGGAAAACTTGGACTCTAAAAGGGTTATGAAGTCGGGGATGAACGCCGTTAAATCGGTGCGTTTTGTCCAATCGGCAATGCTTTGCGATAGGTTGGCGTACGTGTCGAGCATCAGTAAGACCCTTCAAACACCCTAAACTTACTATAGTCCGGGTTTTGCAATATGCGCCGCGCGTGGGATTTATCGGACATAAATTCCTGGTAAGTCACCCCGTTTTCATTGAGATACTTTTCAAGAATCACATTGGGGATCTCACCAATCCACCAAAATTCTTTGCCCTTACCATCAGTAATTTGACGCATCCCGGAGAGCAAATCGAGCGTTGGTTCTACGTCAGCAAAACGCTGGAAAACCATCTTGCCATCGACAAGCCCCGAGGCGGTTTGAACGCCTGTATCAATGTGCCCGGTGTTGTAATCAATCACCGGCTCCAGAATGTCGTCGAAGTCCATCATACGTCGTCAAGCGGGGAAATTTGAACCACACCAGCGGTCGTCTGTTGCAGAGCAGCGACGTAAGGGCCAGAGGCGCGAACGATCACAGCGTCACCAGGCTGAACCACCATGTCACCAGCCACCGCAGCCACGCCAGATTGGCCGATCTTGACGTAAGCAGCCTGAGATGCGGCAATGCGGTAATACTTTGTCGGGATGCCACCGGGCAGGGTAGGGATAACAACGTTTGCACTTGCAGCGCCGGAGGCTACGGTTGCCCCTGTTACGCTTATTCCAATTCCATCAGCCATATATGCTCCAAAGAGGGGGGAGGAGGACTTAACCCCCACCCCCTAGGTCATTAGGTCAAGTCGCGCAAGGCAGCGGAGGCCGCTTCTTGGTTGGCTTTCAGACCATATTCCACAACGATCATGCGCTTATCAGCGTCACCCGTTTTCGCCAGTTCCACGGTATCGTAGGAGCGCAGCATCATCAGTTCCCACATATCCATTTGCAGAGCAAAGGCGGTGCGGTTACGTTGAAAACGGTTGGGGACAACCTTGAGTTCGCCAAAGTCGCTGATATACACGGAAATCGTGCTGTTCAGGGTGCTGTCCTCGGCCTTCTTAAAGCGGGTCGCGTTACCCGTGAAGGTAGAGACCACCTGACGGTTACCGGGGCCGACCATGAGGGTATCAGGGTTGCCACCAGCCGTGAACGCAGCCAGCAGGCCAGCGCGCAGGATGGTTTCCGAGAACGCACGCTGAGCACCGTCGGTTGGGGCGGTGTTGGTCGTTGGGTTGGGGTTTGCACCGCCTACGCCCAAAGAACTGTTGGTGGCCACCCAGCCTTCAAGACCACGGGTCTGACGGGCGACACCAGTTGTGCCAGTTACGGCCGTGGTGTTTTGGGTCAGGGCGGTTTCCTGATCGCGCTTCAGTTCCTTGATTTTCAAGGCGGTCAGGTAGGCAACCTCGTCCTTGCGACCAGCTTTCAGGATAGCCTGTTCGGTAGCCGAGACCAAGAACACCTTACGGCTGATCTGGGTACGGTTGCCGATACGGGTGGTGGGAACGACTGCCGTGAAGGATGCAACGTCGTCACCGTCAAGCTGAGCGTTGTTAGCCGCAGCCGCCAGGGTGTCGGTTTGCCATTCAAAATAGATATTTTGAGCCTTGCCTTTTTTGATGCCCGACATAAACGGGGTATCAGTTGGGGCGATGTTGTAGATCATGTCATCCAGTTGTTCCCGGATGCCGATCGTGTCGTAAGACGTGTAGGTATTCGCTACGATAGCCATGCTTATCTCCTTTGGGCTTAGCCCATGAGTGACCGTAAAACCGCAGCCGCATCACGCACATCTCCGGATGCACGCACGCGCTGCATT